CTCGGCGAGGTCACGATCACGCCATAGGAGGCCCCAGGATGGCCGTAGAGCGATGTTTCGCAGGAGGTAGTGTATGGCTAAGGTAACCGGCCTGAACGTCCGGCTCTACGTCGAGGGGTATGACCTGTCCGGCGACGCGAATGCCCTGAGCGGCCTGGGCTATACGTCCGAACTCCTCGACGTGACGACGCTCGACGTATCGGCGAAGAAGCGGATCATCGGGATCGTCGACGGGGAGATCAGCGTCGATGCGTTCTTCGACCCGGCGTCCTCCAAACAGCACGCGGTCTGGACATCGAACAGCGGCAAACAGCCGACAGCCGACCAGGAGGTTCTCGTTCCGATGGGCTCGGCGGTCGGTGATCCCTGCGTCGGGCTGGTGTCTAAACAGGGGACAATGACCACGACCCGCGCTCCGGGGTCGGCCATAGCAGCGAACGCAACCTATACGACCTCAAACGGATCAGGGCTAGAGTTTGGCGTCATGCTGACCGCCCATGATGACACCCATGCATCGGCAGGGTCTGGCACCGTGCTTGACGGCGGTGCCGCGACGTCGAACGGCGGTGCAGGCTATCTGCAACTGCTAAGCCTCGACTCGGGAAGCGTCACGGTGCAAATCCAGGAATGTGCGACCGAAGGCGGCTCATACGTGAACATAGTTACGTTCTCGACTGTGGCGGCGGCTGCGGCCCCGACATCGGAGAGGCTGACGATGGAAGGCACGGTTAAACGGTATTTGAAAGTGACAACGACAGGGACGTTCAGCAACGCGAAAATTGCAGTGGGATTCACGCGATTATAGGAGGTCGAAATCGTGGCAAAACAGACAGGACTCGGCGACTACGTGGCAGTGGACGACTCCGGCGGGACGGTCAGAGATATCAGCAATGACATCGGAGACTACGGGATAAATATCGCGCAGGAGTTGGTCGAGACCACCGGCCTCGACAAGTCGGCGCGGGAGCGGATCACCGGCATGAGCGACGGCGACGTGAGCTTGAACGGGACATTCAACGCGGCGAGCAACAAGTCGCACGATGTCTTCAAGACTCGTACCGGGACTCGGACGTTCGACCTGCGAGTTGGCGGGAACACATCTTCCAATCCGAAACTCGCGATGGAGATGCAGGTGGCGAGCTACGCGATCACGCGGGGATCAGACGGGGCGTTGACGTGGTCGGCGACTCTGAACTTGTCAGATGGCACCGTCCCGACCTGGAGTACCGTGGCCTGATGGTCATCAGCACCAATGGGGTTAAGCCCTTCGTCATTCAAAGGCGGCGGGCTGTCCTCGTGTTTTCCGAGCCGGAGTATGAGGGCATCCGCATCGAGGCCCGGCTTGATGTCGATCTGCGGACGTTCCTCGACCTCCAACAACTCGCGGGCGCATCGGATAATAATCCCGAAGGTCTGCGGGCCGCGTTTACAATGTTCGGCGACCAGATTCTCGACTCCTGGAATCTCCAGGATGAGGACGGCACGGTGCTGTCGGCAGACGCAGAAGGATTCCTGTCCCTGCCGCCCGCTCTCGGCACCGCGATCCTCGGAGCCTGGAGCGAGGCCGCGACAACGGCGGGGGAAGCCTCAGCCTCGGCATAGCCCGCTGGAAGGCTGTCCGAGGCGGTACGTATCAGGACGGGCGGCCAATCATCAAGCCGACCGAGCTAGAATTGGCCGAGATTGTGGACGGCATCTGTCAGCGGTATAGCTGTCTGCCGTCCCAGCTATTGGCCGAGGATGTTGGGATACTGCGGATGCTGGCAATCGTTTCAGAGGGCAAGGTAGAGGATAAGTCGAGTGGCTAACACCGTCACGATAATGGTCGACGCCGACACAAAAACGGCAGAGAAGAACATCAAGGGCATGGGGACGAAGTTCCGGTCTGCCATGAAGGGCGTCGCCGTGGCGGCTGGCGCAACGACGGTGGCGGCTGGAGCGGCGGCGAAACTCGGCCAGGAGTATCAGGAGGCGACGAACACCATCGCCGCTGGCACCGGGGCGTCTGGGGAGCAACTTGAAGGGCTGACCCAGGGCTTCAAGGACGTTTGGGGAACCGTCCCACAGGACGCGGCAACGGTTGCGTCGGCGATTGCTGACGTAAATACCGAGATGGGCTTGGAGGGCGCAGCCCTGGAGGATACGACGAAGGCGTTCCTCGACATCTCGCGGGCGATGGGCGAGGAAGCAGCCCCGATGATCAAACAGGTCGCCGACGCCATGATCGCCTTTGACACTCCGGCGTCAGATACTCGTGCCGTGCTGGACAAATTAACGACCGCCTCTCAGAACGCGGGCGTCCCGATGACTGACCTGGCTAAGAAGATGGTCGACTTTGGCCCTCAACTCAACGAACTCGGCCTCCCAATGGATGATGCCATCGCGCTGATCGCGAATATGGAGGCCGCAGGGATTGACGCGGGCAAAATGATGCCAGGGTTGAACAAAGCGATCAAGACGTTAGCAGAAGAAGGTGTCACCGATATTGCTGGCGGCCTCGCGGATATGATCGACGGCATCCAAAACGCCGCAACCGACAGCGAAGCTCTCGGTCTGGCGACAGATGCCTTCGGGGCCGGGGCGGGCGTTCGTTTCAAGGACGCCATCGGCAAGGGCGTATTCAGCCTGGAGGACATGCTGGCAGCGATGGGCGACTCCGAGGGTAAAGTCGCCGACCTCGGAGCGACCACCCTGACAATGTCGGACAAGATGAACACGATGAAGAACCGGGTCAAGGGGGCTCTGACTCCCATCGGGAACTTCGCCACGGCCCTCGGCCCGATGGTGATTATGATCCCGGCCCTGACGACCGGCATCTCCGCGATGGCAGGGTCTCAGACGATAGCAACGGCGGCGACCTGGCTCCAGACGACGGCGATGGCGGCTCTGAACGTCGCGATGGGGCCGATTGGGCTAATCATCCTCGCCATCGTTGCGGCAGTCATAGCGGCGATTGTGATCTTCAAAAACTGGGACAAGATTGTCCTCGTATTGAAGAAGACCTGGGATACAGTCTGGAACGCGATCAAATCCGTATTCGACACAGTTATGGGCAAGCTGTCGGCTGTGTTTAATAGCAAGCTGGGCTGGCTCCTCCCAGGCGGTGCGCTAATCAAGGCGTTGTTTTTCCTACGCGATAACTGGAAGACGATCTGGGACGGTATGAAGGGTGTTGTCAAGGCTATCGCGAACCCGATAATCGGCATAATCAACACTGTAATCGGCGCAGTCAATTCTCTCTTTGACGCCTTGAAGAAGGTGCAGTTTGGATGGGAAGAAAAGAAAAAGCTGGGCATCACCGTCCTCCCGGCCTTCCAGTTTGCACCGTTCAAGAATATGCCGACTATTCCGAAGATTCCAACGCTGGCGGCAGGCGGGATCGTAACGTCGCCAACACTGGCGATGATTGGGGAGCGCGGGCCGGAGGCGGTCGTGCCTCTGGGGCGTGGAGGAGCGGGCGGGATCACGATCAACATCCTCGGCCCTACGTATGGATTCGACGATTTTGAGGAGCGGGTCACCGAGGCGATCCAGGACGGCGTTCGCCGGGGCGGGTTCGGCGGCATCCTAGCAACGGCATGAGGTAGGACATGGCAAACGAACTCAAGCACGGCTCCGTCGGGACAGAGCTAACGCAGGCCGAATGGGAAGCGGTGGGAGCGCATGTGATCGACTCCCAGGCCGAGGGCGATATCGTATATGCATCGTCTTCATCCCAGTTATCCCGGCTCGGCAAAGGGGCCGACAATACCGTCCTCCATCTCGCGTCAGGTGTTCCGGCATGGACAGCTACACCGACGCTGACAGGTCTGACGGTGAGCGGGGCTCTGACCCTCTCGGGCGACGACGTACTCCACACCGTCGGGGCTGATGCGGACGGCGTCCTCGTCCTGCGATCAGAATCCCTTAACGCGGACACTACCCTGGCGGGGGTCATTGTTGGCACAGCCAAGACGTACCTAACCAGGGCTAATACGTTGATGATCAGTAACGTCGCGGACGCTGGCGGCAATATCCACATCCTCGCCACTGACTATGCAAACAACACATTCTCGGTACTGTGGGGGGACGGATCAGGCTCCACATGGATCAACGCGCTCGGTGGCCAGACGCTTCGCCTCACCGTAGGTACGGCGGAAGAATACGTTTTCAGCACGACTGCCGTAGATTTTCGCAGCAACCACCTCGATAATGCTGGGTATCTGGTGCTGAATGCGGTGACGTTGCCCGCAGGCTCGGAAGCTTATCTGGGCAATGATAATGCGGGCGATCTCACCCTCAATGCCCTCACAGGCAAGACCATCAACCTCGCTGTCAACGGCTCTGACGAATATGGCTTCAGCGCGACAGCGGCGGCGTTCGGGGCCAACGACCTCACCATGACGGGCGACATCGCTGCGACTGGAGCCAGGGTTAGCCACATATATACTACTAACCAGACCACCACGAACGCCGAGACAGTGGACTCCTGGAGCAAGGTCAAGGACTACGTTGAGAAATATGCCGGGCTTGCTCTTGACGTGGTTATGGGGATGGATGTGGTCATGTTCACTCATGAGGCTGACCGCGACCCGTCCAGGCGCGTCAAGCTGGGCGTCGATGCTGAGTCCATCAGAGAGCCATTGGCGACGCCGATGGGTGATTATGGCGATGGTGTCGGGATTGGCCCAAGAGTTGACATGGGGGCTTTGGCCGCTCTAAACACCAGGGCCATCCAGGAGCTGGCGGACAGGGTGATAAAGCTAGAAGCGGTGGAGGCTTAAATGGATATCGAAGCGGTGATCGACGCCTTGAGGATACCGAGGGCTGCACTCGACGACGCGCTCACAGCGGTGCACCTGTACGTGCAGGAGGTCAGAGCGGGACGATGGGAGTCTGAATCCGTCCGCAGCCGGGAGCGGCAGCAGATCGTTGACCTGGCCGAAGCGGCACAGGTCGATCTCTCGTCCTGGGATGGCTCGGTCTAATGGCTAGAAATGACGGGATCACAGACGCCGACCTCCAGTTGCTGATCGCGCAGAATCCTCTAGCCGCCGAGCAATTGAGGCGAATCATCGCCGAGCGGCTGCGTGGGGAGTTGCAGGCCGAACTCGACGCGCTCAAGGCGTCGGTCAACGGGGTGGAAGCCGGGGTCGATGTGGGTGCCGAGACGGCCTGATGCCCGCTTCCTACACCCTCCTCGTCGACTGGAATAACGACGGGGACTTCACCGACGCGAACGATGACATCAGCGGCGATACCCTGTCGCTGTCGTGGTCTCGCGGGCGGGATTATGCCTCGGCCCTCCAGGGTCGTTCGGTCGCCGGCAAACTCTCCGCGGTGTTGATAAATACCGACGGCAAATACAGCCCGTCGAATACATCCTCGGCCCTGACGGGCAGCATCCTCCCAGGCCGCACGATCAAGCTCCAGGCCGGGTCGGGTTCGTTTCCGTACACGTTCCCGGTGGCCTTCAATGATGGGGTCAGGTGGCAGGGTAAGCTCGACCGGATCAAACCCTCCCCGGCGACTGAGGGCCGCAAGACGGCGACCCTCACGGCCTTCGGTACGCTGGGCTATCTCAACCAGTTTGAGACCCAGCTAGCCTCGCAGACCAACCGGCGCACCGATCAGGCCGTCGGGGACATCCTCGACGACGTGGGCTGGGACGAGGCAGATGATCGCGACCTCGACACTGGCAAGACCACCATCTCCCGGTTCTGGATGTCGGGGAAGAAAACCATTGTCGCCCTGCGGCTCGTCGAGGAAGC